AAGACAGCAATACAGGCTTCGGTGTGTCTGATGGTTTGGCTCTGATAACTGATGGGAATTCAGATAAATATGTATGGAACCATGAAAACACAAGCCTGCGCTTTGGTGTTAACAACACCGAGAAGGCGCGGATAAGCAGCGGTGGTCATTTCCATGCATCCAACATTGGGAGTTTTTATGGCAACGTAAACCCTGGTTATCATAGTTTTTCGCAAAGTGGTACCGCTCAATGGATAGCAGGATTTAACCATCAAAATAACAGCGCTCCGTATGGAATAGTAATTAATTATAATAACGCGCCAAACAACACTTCAAGTCATTTTATATATTGCACTGACTCAAGTGCTCCTAGATTTTATGTTATGTCTAATGGAGGTATTAGAAACTACTCGGTTTATAATAATTCTCTTTCAGATGAACGTGAAAAGAAAAATATAGTTTCTATGGAGACTAAGTGGGATAAAGTTAAGTCTTGGGAATTAAAGAAATTCCACTTTAACGAAGATAAGGATACGGATGATTTACATTATGGAGTTATTGCTCAACAAATAGAACCTGAATGCCCAGAAGTTATAGGAGACTGGGAAAAAGCTCCAGCAAAAGAAGCTGAGATTGATGAAGACGGTAACGTCATTACACCAGCTCAAGAAGCAGTGATTCGTAAAGGCGTCAATGAGCAACAGATGATGTGGATGTCAATTAAAGCACTGCAGGAAGCAATGGCAAAAATTGAAACCCTAGAAGCCAAAGTCGCAGCGCTCGAAGCTGGTTGACAGTAATCCGTCCCGTGGCAACGCGGGGCTTTTTATTTAAACAAATACTAATTAATTATGTCTAATACTTATACTTGGAAAGTCGGTCAGTGTGATCGAATTCTTGCTACTGGAATGATCAATACTCTTCACTACACATTAGACGCTACTGATGCAGATGGAACGTATTCCGTTGGTGCATATGGTTCTGTTGGTCTTGAGCCTGCTGAGGAGGGAACTATGGTGCCTTATGACAACGTAACTGAAGCTCAATGCATTACTTGGCTACAGGCTGCTATTGGTGGTGAAGAAAAAGTCACTGAAATTTGTAATGCACTAGATGCTCGGCTTGCAGAAAAGAAAACACCAACAATTGGTACAGGTACACCCTGGTCGAAAAACTGACAAGAGGTGACTAATGGCGGTTAATTTTCCTACTAATAGACAAGAAGCCGGGCTTAGTCCCGGCGGTGCTTTAATTCAAGGTGATATTTGGAGATACCACAGTATTGAATATACTTGGGTAGTTGCTCCTGACGGTACAGGGTATTGGTCATCTAAAGGTATTAATATTAATCCTGATCTTTATATTGCCAAATCTGAAGTATTTGAAGCTAATGGAGGCACTATTAGTGGTAACTACGCTGGTACTTCTCCTTTTGCTGTAGGTCATGCCACATCATCTGATAGTGCTACTGCACTAGAAACAGCAAGAACAATAGGTGGTGTTTCATTTGATGGTACTAGCAATATTAATCTACCTGGTGTTAATTCTCCAGGTAATCAAAATACTACAGGTAATGCTGCAACTGCTACATCAGCAGATAAGGTAGACCATAGTCTTACACTTACGTTTGTAGATGTTAATAATAATTCTACAAGCATTGTATATGATGGTAGTTCTGCTAAAAGTATGACCTTTACGGATACCGACGTAGCACAAGATGTAATTACAATTTCTGGTGGTGGTGGTATTGATGTAACAGGTACTGATATTGCTATTGATAATACCGTGGCTAGAGTACTTCCTAATGATACTGAGTATATTTATAATGGCAGTGGTTTAGCTCTCAAAGTTAAAGACGCTGACTCTGTAGGAGGTATTCCTTCTGGAGATCTTTTACAGACTAGTAATACTACTCTTGCTAAAATCAAAACTGACGGTGCTCCAACTACTTCAACTGGCGGCTATGTAGTCACTTCAAATGGTAATAACGGTTTAAAAGTTGTTGAAGCTGACCGTGCATCAAAGGATGAGTCTGGAAAAGACCTAATCAATAGTGAAGAACTTGCTTCAGCTATTGAAAATGCTAGTATTGGTGATGATACTGGTAGTGGTACTACTTCAGGTCGTCTTGAATATGATCTTCGGAATTATTCTGATTTTGTTGATGAAAATGATAACTATTGGGACCGTGCTTTTGAAGAGTGTATAAATGACCACAAAGTAGTATATATACCTGCTGGAGTGTGGTCGTTTGAGGGAGATGTTGGTATACATAATTCCAGTGCTCGTGTTTATGGTGATGGTTCTGGTCTAACTACTATTAATTTCGTAGATGGTGGTTTAAACTTTTTAGCTAGACATAATATTCTCGATATTAACCAAAATTCTAAACTTCCTTTTTTTGAAACAATCCAGATCTCAGGAATCACAATTAGAGGCAGAGGTAATAACGCAGTAAAGATTGAATATACCGACAATGGATATGTAACTGAAAGTGTTTATATGGACGATGTGACAGTCCAAGGTATGTTTGATGTTGGATTTAATCTGATCAACACAGATATGTCTGTTTTTGAACGTCTTTCAGCTACTTATCTTTCTGGAAGAAATGGGTCATCATCATCATCAACAATTGGTGTCAAAGTTACAGCAGATCCTAGTACTGTTACTACTGTTGATCTTTCACGTTTCCCTCTTAACGGAGACGGTGATCCTGTTAATATCAAATTCAACAACTGTAGTATGTCTAATCTCGGTACTGGATTTACCGTAGATTCTGAGTCTGAAGGCGTTTATATTATTGATTCTTTGTGTATTAGTACCGTTAATGGTATTTTAATAGATGGCAATACGAGTGGTTCAGTAGGTGCGGCTGAACCGTATTTTGTTGTTCGTGGATGTAATTTAGATGTCGAAAATCTTTGCATTGAATTGAAGGATTGTATGCAAAGTATTATCACTGATTGTTCTTTCTACAAGCGTACAGGTCATCAAGGCAATTGGCAGGGAATTCATATTAAAGGTAATTCCTTTGATAATATAATTACAGATAACGTTTTTAATGGTAATCATGATCCAGTTATTAATAGTTATACATTCACTGGTATTTATTTAACAGCATCTACTAATACATCTTTTTCGAATAATCGCTTTATTAACCTTGATCGAGCTTTTTATTCTGATCAGGGACAAGTAAGTTTCAATGAATTTATTGAAAATACCTATAGAGTTGTTACCACGCGTTTTGCTGGGAGTCAGCTTCAGCTTAATAATAATGATCTTTCTCTTCTTAATAGTGCTAATAAAGTTGTTGAGACCTTCAAAAATAGTGCATCTACTGTTAATGAATATCAGATTAAAGCTGGACAAGGTTTAAAAGTATTTGATTTTAATAATCCAAATGGTTTTACAGTTACACCTGGAGGAGGAAGTAGTGGAGGTAATAGTAGTGTTTATCCTGGTACTAATGTTTTTACTGTATCGCTAATTGGTAATTTCACTACTAACCTTACGAATGCTATTAATTCTGCTATAAGCTCTGGTGGTCATGTCTTTATACCTGCTGGTGATCATACTCTTAGTGATCATATTGTAACCGATAACGCTACTAAAAAACATCAAGTATCTATCTTTGGTGCAGGTGCTTATTCAACTGAAATTAAGACCAATGGTTATAGAATTGTATTTAGGCACCCTGTTAATATCAGGGATATGGCATTTGTAAATGGTAGCGAAGCCAACAAAGGTACTCCTAGTGTAGTACCACCAGTTACAGCAATGCTTAATTTCTATAGGCAAGGCTTACCTAGTGGTGTAACTATGAGCATGGATGACATGGATTCATCTATGATAGATTGTCATATTCAAGGTCCTAACTTTGGTTACGCTATAGCTCATAGAGGTCGTAATTTTAAATTCCACAATAACCGTGTAATTAAAGCTAGTGGTGGTAGTCCTGGTCCTGATGGTGCTTTATATCTAGATTACGCTAATGCAGAAGTTACTGGTATTCAAGGAGCACTTGGATGGCGTCGTCTTTCTATTGTAGGTAATACATTCCACTCTTGGAAAGATGCTACTTGCATAACATTCGGCTTTAGTGCCGGAAGTGTACCTTGTTATGGTGCCTTGATTTCTGATAATACAGTTGACCATGGAGGTCAGTTCTTGCTTACAACTGGTGTCTCGACTACTAACCTGCTTACTTGCTGTAATATTTCTGATAATGCTATGCACTATATTTCTAACAATGATTCTCCTGTTATAAATATTGGAGCAATCAATAGTTCTATTACCAACAATCCTGTTTGCAGAAGAGGCGCAGGTGCTTCTATCACAGTTAATGGTGAAAATGACACCAACGGTACTGGAAATAACGATAATATTATTAATAACCCTACACCGCTTGTACGTAATTAAAAAATGCTTGAGTCGATTATCCCCGTGGGTGTCGCTTTAGCTACCGGATTTAGCATTCTCATTACCCGTATCCACTCACGGGTCCATGAACTTGATCGTCGTGTTGATGGTGTTGAATTACGAGTTGCTGAAGAATACATATCAAAGAGTGAATTCGCTACTGCTTTAGGACGGGTGGAAGAGCACATGGTGCGGATTGAAAACAAACTAGACAAAATTATCTTCAAATGATTACACTAATTAAGCCCATTCTTTTTAGCTTCCTTGCCAGTGATTCAGTAAAGAAGCTTGTTGTAGATCTTCTATCTGCCTATGCAAAGCGTACAGATAACACCGTTGATGACTATGCCGTCAATCTAATTAAACGGGAGCTACTAGGTGAAGAAGAAGGCAACTGAAGACCAATTTAATGAGCTTCATAACCTTGTGACTAAAGAATTCCTTGCCCGCATTAAATCGGGCGAGGCTTCTACACAAGACCTTAAAGCTGCTTGTGATTGGCTAAAAACTAACGATATTTCTGGTGTTGCAATGGAAGGAAGTCCACTAGCTAAGTTAGCAAGTATTATTCCTGACGTTGATCCAGAATTGGTTCAGCGGAGGCTGTATGGCAGCCGCACGTAACCATAAGAAAGAATATGCTGCTCGTAAGGAGTATCTAAAAGCATATCGTAAACGGACTCAAAGTAAGAACACTTCGCGTAAACGTGCTTCACGTTCATTGAAATGTGGCAAGGGTAAAGAAGTTGACCATAAGGACAACAACCCTAATAACAATAACCGTAGTAATTTACGGTGCATTTCAAGAAAGAAGAATCGCCAAAAAGGCGCACGTAAAACAAACGCTAAACGATGACACCTTTGTTCCAACATCCTGAAAATTACCTCTACAACCTAATAGCTATGACCTCACCAGAAGCCAAGCGCCTATGGAGGCGTGCTATTAAAGAATACTTTGACAATACATGCATTTATTGCGGAAACTCTTATGACACTACTGAACTTACTATTGATCATGTCCATCCTAAGTCTATGGGTGGTCCCACCAATACCAAGAACAGTGTTTGTGCCTGTTTCAAATGTAATCAGGAAAAAGGAACAACTAATTGGGAATCATTTATAACCCAATTTAACGCACCATTACGAGAACAAATTCTTAAACAACATATTCATTAATTATGGCTAGTAATAGAGATCCTCAAAAAGAGTATCGTATCAATAGAAGAGGACGTAGGGTTAAAGTTACCTCCTCACGAACCCGTTTAAAACGTCAAAAAAAATCTACGGCACCTAAACCTACTTCATCATCTACACGTTCGAGTGGTAAAGGTACTGGTAGTAAGAAAGTTACCTCAGACAGCTCTAGAAGCTCTTCTGGTAAGGCTAAAGTTACTGGTGGCAAGGTAACCACACCTAAGAAAAGTTTCACCATGGGTGGTGATACAGGGC